CCGATATATCTATTGGAGATAGTTCCCTAGTTTTAAATTAGGGTAAGCTTTCGCCATAGCTAATTCGATGTCGAAAAGACCTCGACCAAACTTCATAGTTTGGGCTTTAGCGATATATAGATATGGATCATCTCGAAGTTGATAGAATAATCTTCTACCGAGAGTAGAATAAGTAAAAACTAAGTTAATACTTGTTCTCTCTTTGGTACGGAGTTTATCTATATCAATCAGAGTTATCGTCTCCAATTGACGCGACAGATCCGTCGTGTAACCCATTTCCTTGTTCATTTTATGATAACGTTTTACGCTATTATAAACTGCCCAAGTAAGTGGATGATGAGCTATTTTAGTTTCAACAGATTCACAACCTGTTTTAACTAGAGTTTCATCGTAAGCCTTCACAAATTCTTTAAAGAATAGTGATAGTCTTCGAACGACACTCATAGCCATCCCATTCACTACCCCTGATGAGGTTCTAATCCATTCCTGGAATAGAGTTGCTTCATCAGACGGTAATATATAATCATTAGTGGCAGAAGCCCGAGCCATAAAGGCACGAGTCTCCTCTACTTGGAACTCTTTCAAGTTTCTAAAAACAAGATTGAGTTCTTCAAATGCTCTATGAAAATAGTGTATTTGTTTTCGTGAATAGGCTTTCTTTAAGTTTCGACTTAAATAATCACCTACCATGAACTCGTAGAATCCACCTATGGTTTTACCATAGTTATTAGTTTCCAGTCTCATCAAGGGTGTTCTTAACACTCTTAACAATTCTGTTGCTAATAATGGTGATCGTATAATTGATCTTGGCCCCCGACCCTTATATATCAAATCTAAAATTTGATTGTATAAGAGTTTAGGCGAGTGCCAATTATCAACGAATCCGGCCAAAGGAATTGGAGAGATTTCAATCCCTTTGTGAAACCATCTTTTTGCAAATTCATATGTATCTGACGATACGTGTGATTTAGCTCGAGATATTTCTACACCGAGTTCTTCAATAATTGTCAAGTATTTCTCTGCCACTTGGTTATGGTATATTACTATATCATCACCTAGCAATATATACTCTTTAAAGGGGTATAATCCCACTTGAAAAGCAGCATATTGCACCACCATGTGGTGTGACAGTGTAAATACTGCCCACGATGATCGACCACCCATAGGTTGGCCTACTTGATATTTAACCATTGACACTTTTGTGTATAATGGTGATTTAATATCAGAAGTAAGTCCACCTCTGTCTGCTAGGAATTTCTCATTTATCATGAGTCCTTTCCATGCAGCAGCAAATTGGGGTCCAGCAATTTCTGAAATTAGCTGAGCCTGCAATTTGATAGGAAATCTATCAGTGGCTGCACTTAGATCAAATGAATGGTACATGTGACCATCTGCTTTGTCCTTGATAATTGGATCTTGAGTAAATGTTCGGTCTTTTTCGATTGATCGAAGAGTACCAAAACACCACTCGGAGAACGGATTAAGAGCAAGTTGAGATATATAATCAAAACAAGCTACAATCCGGTGTTTCC